GTGATAAACAGTGTCGCACCAACCCCGTTGATCGCTGTCTGGATAGCCGCTGCAACAGTTGCCGCCGAGTCACCGCCAGTGAAAGGCACTGCGATGTTACCGCCACCAACGCCGCCGCCGCTGTCGAACTCAAAGACAGTCGCAGTGTTGGTGCCATCATTCAGCGTGAAGGTCTCACCGTCGACAAGGAGTGAGCCTGCAACTGTCGTGATGGTACCCGTCGCAGCCACTGCCGCTGGAATCAGGATATCGGTCAGGATCTGACTTCGGAAGAGAAATCTCTTCTCCTCAATGTCGTTCAGGTCCGTATTCAGGTCGAAGATCGCCCTCTTCTTGGAGTTGACCGTGGGGATGTCGTCGTACCAGTTACCCGCACCGTCATCGTAGATGGCTCGCTTCAACTGCGAACGAACCGAATTCAAATCGTCCTGTAGGTTGGTCGACCCAGATTGAAGAGTCAACCCAGCAGAAAGAGTGTCGTTGTAGACATCAGAAGCGTAGATCTGCGTGTCTTGGTCAATAAAAGTGCGGCCCACGTCTTACTCCTAGATAGGGTGTGTAGCTCTTCAACAAAGTAGAGGTATAAATGGTTCAAGGCGCAGTGATGATGTAATCCGCAGTCAAGTGGTTCCTAGCCCTAGGAGCCACCTGAGTGATTATCGAATCGTAACCAGTGCCAGCCCCCCCGCTCTCAACGACCATGTAGTCGTCGAGAATCGCTAGTCGAACTCCGTTTAGGTAGACCTGGATAGTAAGAAACGGAAGGTTGTGCACATACTTCTCGGTCCCAGGGACCTTGAAAGTTGTGTTCACACCATTCTTGACTCCGATCAGACCTTGGCCCGTGCGATACCGACCGACGGCTATAAATAGCTGCTGGGCAGTTTGCAGGTTCAGGTAGTTGATCAAATACACGAGGCACGACCCCCACCGGTTGAATCAGAATCAACGGGGGAAAGCGTACGTAAACGACGCACTAAACTGGACCGTTCCTACTATCCCGCGAACCCAAATGGATGACACAGTGCCATCGAACCCAGAGATATCCTTACCGGCTGGAATGGTGATCTCTGGCCCCCCCTCCTGAAGGATTAGCCCTAGAGCGTTGGTTGTGTCCAGGTTGAGCACCCTAAAGTTAGACATCGCTCGTGGAAGATCGATCTGAGTGACCGACGTAATAGCCGACGCCGTGAAGCCAGTCATGGCCGGTCCTACGTATGTAGGTAGAACCAGAGTTGCTGCCCCTGGACTAGGTAGCTCAGCGTTACTCTCATCCAAATAGACGAGCTTCAACCAAAAGTAGTCCGTATCAGACAAGCCGTAGTTGGACGGCTTGATGATGACACGAACATTCTCACCCGGTTGAATCACGTTGTGCGGACCTGCCACAGCAGAGTCCACGAATCCCGTCCTACCTGTGGAGATAACCGTTGTGGAAAACGACCCGAACGGATTGGTGTCCGTTTTGAGTCGATACCCCGCCACGCCCGAGCTGAGAGGCTTGAGAGGGGTGATGAGATCGATGATGCCCGGCTTGCGGCGAAGGATTGAAAATAGACGCGCAGTCATGTTGCCACCCGTTCCTTACTGACTAGAGGAACATAGGAAGAAGCTGCGGCATTGCCCTTATCCGAACGAGCTGCCTCCTGCGCTTCTTTCCACGTCCCAGTCTCCACACCCTTATAGTTGGGCTGCAACTTTGAGGTGCGGACGTGATCCTTACGACGCTTCGTCAACAAAGGAATGCGAGCCTTACGGTACGCATTCTCCTTGATAGACTTCGAGGCCCACCCCCCGCTCTCACCCTCCTTGAGGATGAAACCCAAGGCACCTGGAGCGAAGCCGAGTTGAGCTGGCTTGCCACAACCAGCACAGCTCATGGGCTTGGACCCCGCCTTGACTTGGTCGTACTCCGAGTACGTCAAACGACGGTCTTCTACACGACCACAATCATGGCATTCAACTTGATAGGTTGGCATGTCTCATCCTCATTTTAGCGGGACCTTCCAAGTACGGACTGTCCCGAACACTGCTGCAACGTGCTTGCACACGCGATTCACACCAAGAGGGTCCTTGATCACGGGTACTGTCGCAGTCCCCCGTGGTTTCCCATCTAGGTACTTCTCACTCTTAGAGTGGTGCTCTGAACCCAACCAACGCCAGGCCTGGCACGAACAAGTGAACTTGACATCCATCTTAGACAGGTCGGTGACCCTGCCCTTACGACTAGCCTTCATCTTGACCGTCTTGGGCCCGTTCCCACAGTCTACAGAAAAGAGCCAGCGGAGGTTCGCAACATCCACACGCTTGACAGCTACGGAGCACGTATTGGAACGCTCAGTAACCTTGTCAGAGAGGCCGGTCTCAATCTCCCCGATACGCTTGGCCACCTTCACTGGCAGGTTGAAATTGACCTCTACCTCAGGGCCAACCTCTACCAACCAGCTCTGCGCCACTCTCCATATGAGGGAAGCGTTGTGAGCGTTTGGGATACCGTCTCGGTAAGGGTACTTCGTTTTGCTCGTCTCATCCGGCCCAGGTCGAACCATGGTTGGTCCACCCCTCGAATGGTCGATCTGGTCCGACTTGGACTGGTCCTTCAAGAGGTCGTCTGCGTCATCAACCCTGTATATCGACTCATCGTCAGTACCCTGCTCACGGGGACCCTCTCCAGAGGGTTTCGCAAACGTGGAGGTACCAGGGATCTCTGGATCCAAAGACACGCCCTTCCCACCGGGGTCCCCGACAGGAAGCTTGGCCTCTCCTACCACCCCATAAGGTGGCCTTGTGACGAGTGGTTGAGACATTCGGAAGATCAGATCTTGTTCAGCTTGGGGAGCTTCTGGCTCGCCTGCCACTCGTTGATCTGCTTCAGGATCTTATTGAGCGGAGGGAAGCCGGGGTTGAAAGCCTTGGTCAGAACCGCCTTCATGGCCTCCATGGCCTCATCGTCATCCCGGTCTGCGTACTTACGCAGCTTGTCCTCAGCCTCTTGCATCGCCTTGAGGAAGATCCCCAACCTGTAGATGTTGGGGCTCCTCTCCCTCTTCGCATCCTTCTGGTCCTGCTGCGTCAGGTAGCTAGACAAGATGAGAAAGAAAGTCGAGACCTTGGCGTTAGACGCCGCCGACTTGAACTGGTCCTTGTGTTCTTCGGTCTGAGCCTTCCACTCCTTCGCATCCTCAGGGTCCATATTCTTGGTCGGGTCCGCAGGCTTACCCTCCTCGAATCGACTCAGGTGCTCTTCGTCACCGGACGCTTGAAGGATGCGGTCAGCTTCCTGCGCGCTTATCACGGTCAGTTTCGTTACCTCTACGGGCTTCTGTTGAAGGGTCGGCTGAAGCGTGATCTCATCCCCAGATTTCGTGTACATGGGAGTCTCGCTGTACCGAAGTACTCCGCCCTTCTTGCTACTTGGACGAACATTCCCACTGGAAACATAGACATTCCAAGCCTCGCCGGACTTCTTCGGGGCACTCTCAACCGTAAGTACACGACCCTTACCTAGGGTGGGCCCATCAACCTTCACTTGCTGGCCTTCACGCAAACGCATGAAGATTGCGGCATCAGAAGAGGAAGCGGCCTTGAAATTGTCCTTATGCTCCTCTGTCATCGCCTTCCACGTAGCGGCATCGTCCTCAGACATGTTCTTGGTCGGGTCCGCAGGCTTACCCTCCTCAAACCGAGTGAAGATGTTTTGAGCTGCTTCCTTGAAGGCTTTGTCGTAATCTGAAGCGTAGTGCCCACCGTTGTAGACATCCTCGTCCGCAACCTCTACCTCGAACTTACGCCAAGCATCTTCGGCTTTCTTACCTGACATGATCGTCTTGGTGCTGGGCCAATAGAGAACGAGGTCACCCTTCTTGAAGGCTGCCCCATCCACGTCTTTGCCAGGGTACTTGGCATGAATCCAACGAGGGTCACCAGAAGCAGCCTCTTTGATCTCCTCACTCGCTGAGAAGCTTAGAGCTGGCTTGCCACCTGACATCGTAGCGAAAGTCTTGAACACACGGACCAAGTAACCTACTTCAAGGTCATAGGCTCGACCGACCATCCCAAGCCCATCCACAACCCCTAGAAGGGAAAAGAACACCTTCTTCGTGTTCCCTGAGGCGTAGGCAGCCATGGCCTTACGAGTGCTGATCAAGATCTTGTCGAGACCCTCACCAACTACAGCGTCCCCTTGAGGGGGCGGGGGAGCTAGAGTAGCCGCTGCCTTGAACTCGTCCTTGTGCTCTTCGGTCTGAGACTTCCACTCTTTGGCGTCCTCAGGGCTCATGTTCTTGGTCGGGTCCGCAGGCTTACCCTCCTCAAACCTGCTACGACGGGCATCGTCCCCAGCAGAGGCCGTAACCGCCCCTGCAATGGCTTGAAGGGCCTCTGCAATCTTCGACGCACTAGGACTTACCCCACGTCGTTCTTCGTCTTCAATGACGCTGGCGACATGCCGTAGCGCAGTTGCAACATCACTTCCCGTGGCTAGTTTTCGCATGGTCATCTCCTGAGGCGCTACTTGAGGGGCCCGACGGTCAAATTGGCGGATACGCACATCCTTGAGTGCAGTCTCTAACTCCACGACTTTCTCAGGTCGAAGTCCTTGCTTCAACTCCTCATAGTCGATACGAGACGCAGCCAAGGCCGTCGCATCCAAAGCTTTGTCGAGACGAAATAGAGAGTCAGGGATCCCGTAAAGAAGGTCCCCGGCAATCTCATGGATGTGAGCTTTATGGGTAGAGCCCATAATCAGACGGGTAGCCTGGTCTATGTACCCTTTGAGCTGCGAACATCGCAATCGAGCATCGGTCAGCTCTTCCATCAAATAGACGAGAGCCGACCCCTCTTTGTGGCCAGGACCAGACCCGCTGATTGGATGTGTCATTGACTAACCCGTTAGCACAAGAGGACTAGCAGGATAGGGGGCACCTCAAGACTGAAAAGCAGCCGGGAACTCCTCCAAGACAAGCCTCTTGAAATCGTCACTTTCCGCAGCAAAAATAGCTCGAACCACGTCCAAACGATCCGAGTAGTTGAGTTGGATTCGAGCCAAACGACGCTTCCAGTGCTCATTGAAGTCGTAGTCACCAGGAAAGTCCGAACACAAAGCTTTAGCCACGATCCTGCGCGCATCCATAGTGCCCACGGGTACCTGACTCGGAGCGTCTACAAGTTTCCCCACCTGACTAGGAGCGTCTGCAAGTTTCGACTCCACCTGACTTGCAAAAGCACGCTTGGGTCCGTTGGTATTGCGGAAAGAGATCCCCTCAGCCGAAACTTGACTCATGACAACTTTCCCACTGTCCAACCCACTCAAGTCTGTGATCTGTGTGCTACCACCGCCACCCACTGAGAGGGTTGTAGTGAAACCGTCCGTCTGTGTGGTCCCAGATACCTTATGTACCTTACCTACAACCTGATGGACATCGCTGACTGGTTGCACATAAGCTGACCTCTTCGCTTCCTTCGTTAGGAGGTACTCCTCCCTGGCTTCGGGGGAAAGACGTGAGAGGTACTGATTCTCGGAAAGGCCCTGCCCAGGCTCAATCTTGACCGACTCCGCCTTGGAGATAGCTGCCCCTGCATGGGAGAGGTCAGTCGTGGCCTTGGTCGGGGTCTTAAAGGCTCGTGCGACAGGCCGGGGGTCCTGAGGTTCAATCTCAGTACTCAGAGCCCGCTGACCCGCCGTCTGCATAACCGAAGCCGTCCGGTCACTCCGAGTCATCACAACCCGCTCATCAGACTGGACCGTAACGGCCATGCTCTTTGACGGAGGCTGAGTACTACTCTGTGTGGTATTCACCGCAGGACGGATTCCGATGTTCGCCGAAACCGGAACTTGGGCCAAAGCGTCCGGGTCATACTGAGAGCTGGGCGTCAACCAACCAAGGCGAATCGCACCACGAAGCGTAGGCATCGTATACCTAGCCTCATTAAAAGCAACCGTCGTACCATCGAACAAGATCTCCGACCCCTCAGGGATGTTCACCCCAGTCGAACCTAGAGCGAAACTCCTGGTTGAGGTGAAACTCTCGAACTTGTTGGGTACATATTTGATCTGTTCTGTATTCATCTTGTCCTCCTATAGGGGGCCTATGACAAGTGGATTAAACAGAACGAGGGTGGGGGCCTCGCGCCACCACCCTCGTCAGAAGTACCGAGAAAGTACTCAGTTCACTTCTTCTTGATCGCCTGCACCTGGCCAACTTCGACCTTCAGAGCGCGGAAGAAACGAGCCTTGAGCTTCTTGCCCTCTGGCTTCGCCGCAATCGTGATCTGCGCACCCGTAAGAGGGTTGCGGCCCTTACGCTCAGAACGCTTAGGCGTCTTCACCACGGCAATCTTGACGATGCCAGGAAAAGAAAAGGTCTTGTTCTTCTTCAACTCGCGGACGGACACCTCTTTGAGAGCATCGACCACCAAACGCACCTGAGTACGGTTGAGGTCCGGTACGCGCTTCGAGATTTCCTTGACCATTTCTGTTTTGTTCATTTTGATACCTTCCAATTTCATCGGGGGCAGTAACGAGGGTGCCATCTCTGGTACCAAGCATCTGTGCCCTGTACACCATGGGATCCGTATAAATGGAAAATCAGCCCTCTAGCGAGGGTTCCTCTTGCGTGGGCAATTGAAAGTCAGGCACCCCAGACTTGCCCTCATTCATTACTCTGAGCGTCTCCGACACTATGGAGACGCTCTTGCTCTGAGCATCGAGGTAGTACTGGAGAGTGCATGCTATCGAGTACCAAACACTAAGAACTGCCTCATGCTCAGAAGATCCAATCCCCGACCAAGCTTGATCAAAAGGCCATGGCTTGTAATCGACCTCTACACTAGAGGTACCCATCCCTGAGAGAGTGACTTTGAGCACCCACTCAGTAGAGGTTTCGGGTACCTCTGAACCAGGCTCGCTAGGTAGCTCAAGGTCCGATAGGCTGCAACTCAAGTCAAAAGACACCCTAGTAACAGCACTCGGGTCTTGAGCAGACCCAAACTCATGGAGCGCCTTCGCAATCTTGGTTAGAAGAGTCATGGAGGCTTGGTACACCGCCAAAGCAAAAGGCCGCTTAGGATTTCTCCTGAGCGGCCTTGGACAAGCGTACCTGTCGACTCAATCTGTGCTGCGAGGTCGACCTACTGTCCGTGGGTGATGAATGCCGTACTCCTTGAGATACCTGCTCACAGTCTGCAAGTGGCGCTTTTTGCGAGCTTAAAAGCCGAAGGTCACTCAGTTTCCCGAGTGACCTTCTAAGTCGTTGACTTCGTTACGAAAACGGTCAGACGCGGGTGACAACCAAGCGGGTGAGACCGCGTGGGTTGAAGGCACCGATGCCGATATTCTCAAAGCAACTGAAGCCAATTGTGCGGGCCTTGGGGTCATCCGCCGACAGAACGGTCAGTTCTGTACGGACAGGGAACCTGCCGAAGTTCTCCGGCTCAGCACACACGTAGATGAAGCCAGCGGGTACCAAGCGGCTCGTGATGATCTGAGCGCCCCAGAGGGTTGCTTGGAGACCAGTCTTGAGCAACACAGCCTGCGACTCGATATCCAGGATGTCGCGACCGAACTTGCGGATATCCGCGTAGTCGGTTGCGTTCATGTAGATACGGGCCACACGAAGGTCGTGACGCTCGATTTCCGCGAAGGCATCCGCAAGGACGCTCGGGGAAACAGGGGCCACCACGTTGATGTCCGGGTTCGTCTGACCAGCGAGGGTATCGAAGCCCGAGACAGCAATGCTGTCAAGAACCGCAAACACACGCTCGTCTTCCGCAGCCTGGATCTGAGCCTTCGCCAGGTCCTGAGCACGCTCGATGAGATCGAAACGACGCTCCTTGATCTGGGTGAGGGGGATCTCAGGGTTCGAGGCGATCTCGAACAAGGGGAAGATCACACGACGGGGCTTCTGGATCGCGAGGATGTTTTCACCCTCTTCACCAACCACGTACGCTGTGACATCCGGGTCCTTGTCATAGATCGGCAAGGCTCCGTCGGGAAGCTGCTCGACTGCGAAGGTCTTGCGACCCACAGCCGTGTAGTCACGACGCAGACGAAGGGGCTGAATCATCGAAGCAGCAAGCTTGGCTCGACCAGCGGCTGTCTTGATGTACTCAGAAATGATCTGTTGCTTGATGTCGTTGCTAACCATGATGTGCCGTCCTTCCTTCAGACCCTAAGGTCAAGCACGAGCATGGGGGTGTTGGCGTCAGGGGACGCCTTCACAACACCCATGATGGTTGGCGTTGCACCCTGCAAAGTCTCGTAAGAGTCTGCCGAGCGATTTGTGAGTAGTCCGTTGGCACTTGCATAGAGCAAGTCACCAGCGGCGTAGGTCAAAGCTGTTCCAGCGGAACCGCCCTGAAGTTGCTGTGTCTCGTACAGGGTCACCCCTACGCACGAGCCCGATCCACTCACATACGGTCCACGACCGCTGGCTACGCCAGGCGTGTTCTCGTATGCATTGCCCACAGCGTCATTCAAGAAAATGCCCAGGGGGCGAATTCCTGCAAGGAAGGTGGGGCCCGAGGTCACCACTGGTCCGCCAGTGATGTTGTTGCCAGCCTGGGGACGGGTAAAGGCGACAGAACCGCCCAATACTCCGACCTTCGTGATGCTGGCAAGCGTTGTGGATTTGACGTTGGTGCTCGTGTAGACCGTAGGATTCGCCTGGGTGAACGCATCTGCTGCCAACGCGCCAACGCTGTTGCGTGTGACGACGTGGAAGAGCTGTACTCGACCAGAAGTTTCCTTGAAGTCACCCGAGCTTTGTCCGCGCAATGACATGTGTTCTCCTTAGCGTGGAAAGCGGGTACCCTCATTCTCATCTACATCTATGCAACCCTTAACGGGTTGAGGAGTCGCTAGCCTACAGAAGGTTCAAGAACCGAATGTAGACCTGACATCAGGTGCAGTGCTCCACATCGAAGAAAGGTTCGAGACTTCATCTCGATTACCTGCCGAAGGGAGACCACCAAGCTGGCTCACACCCTGGGTAGGGCGAGTTCCAACGGTACGGGTCGAGGCTGTGCGAACCACATGAGCCTGCTTCTGCTGGCTCTGTGCTTGCTGAGCATCCTCAGACTCTTGAGTGGCGAAGAGCTGCTTGAGAACAGCATCATCTGCCGTCATGGAGAACTCACCCATATCCATGGTGGGGGCTTCCATCTCGATACCTACGTCAGAAACGCAGGGGTCGTCTTGCTGAGACAGCATTTGGTCGATGAGCTGGGCATCGGCCTGTTGCTGAACCTGGGCCTGTTGCTGAACCTGGGCCTGTTGCATAGGAGCCTGGCCCTGTTGCATAGGAGCCTGGCCCTGTTGCTGCATGGCAGGAGCCATACAAGCTTGGGCGGCAAGAGCCGCTGCCTGAACAGGGTCCTTACCGTCGGCCATCGCCTGCTTCATAGCGAAGTAGATGGCCTTGGCTTGCTTCTCCTGTTGCTGGGCCTGGTCCTGCTGAACCTGGTCCTGGGCCTGCTTCTGCTCTTGCTGACCCTGGTCCTGTTGACCCTGGTCCTGCTGAGCCTGGATCATCTGAGGGGCCTGGCCCTGGAGACCCTGTTGTGCCTGTTGCAGCATAGCGGCAACTTGCTGCTGCATCTGTTGCAGTTGAGCAATCTGCTGTTGCTGTTGGCCTTGCTTCTGCTGACCCTGGTCCTGTTGACCCTGGTCCTGTTGCTGGGCCTGCTTCTGCTCTTGCTGACCCTGGTCCTGTTGACCCTGGTCCTGCTGAGCCTTCTTCTCAAGCCAAGGTGGGAGGCCCTTGCCATCCCACTTCTCGCCCTTGTCGTCCTTCTTGTCGTCCTTCTTGTCGTCCTTGTCCTGGGCCTGCTTCTGACCCTGGTCCTCTTCGTCCTGGTCCTCGGCTGCAAGACGCTTGTAGGTCGCAGCAAGGTGGATATCAGAGAGGTGCATCAGAGTCTCAGCCTGAGCTTCCACAGACCCCTCTGAGGCGGTCTTAGGGAGCATGGCGCGAGCCACACTCACAGCAAGGGCTGCCTTGGCAAGCAGAGTAGCCTCACTGCTGGCAGTCTTCTCAGGGTGGTTGAAGGTGTCAGAACGCATTTCGGGCATCCCGATTTCGTTCCGTTTGACTTGGTCCCCACTGTACTCAGCCTCCCAGGTACCTGCCGATGGATGTGGATCCTCAGCAAAGGTAGAAGGGTCCCCGATGACATACTTGTCAGCAGAGGGTTGGGCCTTGACGTGGTCCTGATTCATCAGGTAGGGGTCCGCATTTTTGGTATGATTCGCCTTCTTGGCGATCTCATCGCGGTTCCAGGTAGTGCGCTCGCGGGGCATTGCAGGATCCTTTCCTTGGGATAGAGAGCGGTATAAAAACTTCCGTCAGAGGCCCATCGAGAACAGCTTGCTCTTCTCGACCAGCAAGGCCCTCTCCGAGTCCGTTGGTACCCGACCCATGACTTTGCGACATGCTTCGAGGAACCGATTCACATTTGGATATGGGGCCATTCCGCCTACGGCGATCACGGTCCTATAAACTCTAGCCTCACCGGCCATTGACGCTCTCTTCTGGAATCGGCTGATAAGACGATCCACAACGAGTATCTCGGGGCCGGTAAACCTGTTGGCCTTACGGACAGCCTCCCACCCTCCGATAGAGTGGAAAATCATGCCTGCAAGAATCGACCGGGCAACAAGAACGTCACGAACATTAGCGAGTACCAACCTAGCTCGGTCACGCCACTCGGAATATTGCAGTGCCGACTTGATGAGCGACTCATTGGACTGATTCTCGTCCAGGATGGACTTTGTCTTGTCCGCCTCAGACTTCGAGAGTTGATCTTTGAGTTTCTCCGTAACCTTGTCGACTAGAGTATTATACAGATCATCGACGTGCTTCTTGAGCGGATCGGTCTCTGACTTTGAATCTTGAGCCGGAGCCTCCAAGCCATCGTCAAAAGAGACCTTGCGTTGGCCAAGTCTCTCCTGGTGAAGTTGAGTCGCTCTACTCAGAGTTGAATTCGCAACTGGAGCCCTCAGATACCCTATGGATGGCCCGTCGTAAAGATAGGCAAGATTATCCGAAGGGATCGCCCTCTGCGGTTGACGACGTGCGGCCTTCTGCATGAAGGTCGCGTCACCAACTTCAACTGGCATCTGAAAGGCTGCCTGCATCTTGTATCTGGTCTCGACTGCCTCAGCCAACTTCGGGTCCAAGATGTTACGGAGTACCGCACCCCTAAAGGCTGGATTCGCTACCCAAGAAGCCTCGATAAACTTAACCGACCCTGGCTCATCTGACACGTGCCCACAGAGTTCGGCAACCTTACGGCTCTGACCACGTGCATCCAAGAAGGTGTGACCCTTCTCGTACTTGATGTGCCCGCAGAGTTGGGGTTCATCGGCGGCGACGTTACCGCACTTAGAACAGATCGTTGCAGAAACAGAACACCCCATAGAGAGGGTGCCAAGATGACCCGTCGTGATCGCAGCTACCAAAGCCTTGTGCTTACGCTCTGTAGCGACAAGGATATCGATGTAGATCGAGTCTCCAATGTCCCTAGCGGCTGCGTCTATGATCCGACCCTTACTTAGCTCAGGTAGCTGGATATGCTCGACGTAGTTTTGACCGCCAACAAAAGTTCGGAAAGAGGAGAGAAGAAGCTTGCGCTCAAAGGCATCGTGGTTGTTGTTGACGTACTTCGTCGAACCAACCCCAATGTAGAAGTCAGGGTATTTACGATCAACCTGAACCCCGTCGAACATGACCTTACCCAGAGGCATCCCTGTTGGGGTCTCTGTGTCAACGGACGCCACGATTGTGCAATGACTGAGGAGGTATTTAGAGGCGTCGTACTGACCTAGAACCACCTGAGTCGCTTTGCGTACTGCAAAGGTCGGAGTGGGGCTGATCGCAACATGCCGAATCTCCTCCCACCCCTGTGAGGTCATCTCCGGGTGAATAACCGTAGCCTTGGCGTACTTGGAAAAGGCCATTTAGCAGCTCACTCCGAACCAATCATGGGGTTCTCCCGTAGGTGCCAGTACGGAGCTTGGGTCAATCAAATAGAGGCACTTGGGGCACGCAAACAACTTGTGTTTGGAACCCTCCTGCATCCGATATGTCGCTCGACGCATCCGCGTCGCACATTTCGGACAAGCAGGCTTACCTGTCTTGAGGTCTTCGGATGTCGCCCGATACTGACGATTCTGAGCAACCCAGTAGGCCGCTGATCTCTCAGCGTGAGCTTGAATCCGCAGGTCCCCCGCATTGCGAGCGAACCTGTAGAACTTAGACACCTCATCTCGAAGAGCCTCATCGTTGACGTTGGGCTGGTACATCCGATAGAGGTTGTCGTAGGCCAGGACCTCACTAGCAGCGACATGCCAGTGCTGGGCCAACTTCACATAGAAGTTGGGTTGAAACTCCATGGTCCTCCAGTGCGAGGATGCCCCAGCCTGCTTCCTCGCCCTCTCAATTTCGACCGTCATGTAACTCTGGTCAAAAGAAGGTGGTAGGAACCGAATGAAGTTCGAGGCAACCCGAACCACATCATCAGGGAAAACACGCTCGTTACCAAAGGGCCACTGGACGTCAATAACTCCAAGACCCTTGTGTACCGCCGTGACTGTACCAACATACGGAGACAGGTCCCCAGTGATGACATTGATCTTGTGGACCGTGTCACCCTGGGTAAAGTCTTTAGTAAGCTTCCAATAGTCGATCACGAAGGTACCTCAGAGGGTCAAGGAGCGAGAGGACGGCCCGTTGTCGACTTACCAGTGGCAACCGCCTGGCTCTGGTCATCCTTGAACTGACTCATGTAACCAGACTCGTCCGCATCGATCTGCTTGGGAGCCATGGGGGCGTTGAACGTCACCATGTACCTCTCATCAGAGTCCTGCTGGATGACCTTGGCTTCCTTGAGTACCTGAATCTGACGCTCGGAGAGAGACTCGGGGCCAAAGGCTGCCTTCTCGATCTCATCCGCTGTACGGTCCAGGTCATTCACCAAATCACGAGCGTCATTGATGGTCATGCCCCACTTCTTGTAGGTCTTCTGGATGGTCTCAGCCATCTTGTCAAGACGTGTGAGGATGATGTTGGCGTCTACAGCAGCGAACTTGATTGTCATAGCTCCCTCTACTTGCACTAAAGAGACCCTCTGAGTCTCAGGTTTAGGTGAGGACGAAACCCGTTCGACCTGCCCTCGATCTGTTGGATAAGAAGAATAGGCAGCCTGCTTGCCACCCAAGAGCTTGTCGAGCTTGTCCCGGACCTTTGAGGTATGCCCCTCATCCTTTGGCGGACGTACAAGACTATATTGAGGAGGGCGTTGAGGCTCCTTGGGGGGCACAGGGGGGTTGCCCTTCTTGTGCTCACTCCATTGCGCGACAAGTTTTTCATGTCGCTTCACCGCTTTCTCATATGAACTGAGCTTACGGTCATAAGTCTCAGCCTCCATCTCCGCAAAAGGCTCTGTAAGAGCTTTAGCCTTAGAGGCGCTCATATTTGAGATGGCGTGCCTGATCCTGACCTGAAAAATCGTCGAGGGGTCCTCAAGACCTTGCACAATGTCAGGCGGGTAGTGTTTGGACTGTTGAGTGAAGAAGCGGCGTGCCTCTGCCATCTTAGACATGATCTGACTCGGACTGTCCTTCTCCGAAATCCTATCCGGGCCAGACCCCTGGAGGTACTTGCCCAAAGCCTCTTTGTAGTCTTGGCCTTGGAATGCTGCGACAGCGAGTACCTTTGCAGAGGGGCCCTTCAACTTCTCGACAAGACTGGCCCGAGTCTTAGCTGAGGCGTTTTGGTCGGGCTTCACTACTTGAGGTCGAGTGCCAAACCGCTCATCGACCTCGCTATCGTCCTCAGTGTCGTCCTCAGTGTCGTCCTCACTAGAGGTGGCGAAAACGTCCTTGGCCTTCTCCTTGGCCATACGCAATGTCTCGTCTGGGCTCTTGCCCTTGGACTGGAGCATGAAGTCCGTGATCTGACCGGCAAGTTTCGACGGAGCCCCGCTCTCTTTGAGTGCTCCAATAGCCCTAGATCGAAGAGCCACTCTCGCGCCAAGTACAGCCATACGATGCTTCTGTGTCGCCTCGACTTGAGCTTCGGGGGACAGAGAATCAAGACTCACATCCTTACCTTGAACAGTCACAGTAGAGGGTGGTTTGATTTTGCCCGGGTCTAAGCTCCAATCCTTAACCTTCTCAAGCTCTGACTCAAGGTCGTCAACCTTCATCGGCCCGATCGACTTGAAGTCATGAAAATTGGAGACCAACTCTCGGATATCGTCAGGGTGCATGCCAATGAATTTCCCTGCCATCCGAGGAGGGAATGTGTCGATCACCAGTTGTCGAGCCTCGAACAACTCCGACTTGCTAGGCACTCGGCGAGCGGGCCCCTTCTTGTCCTTCTTACCCCCATCACTCTCACCTCCACCATCAGGAGAGGGTGGAGGCGATTCAGGAGAATCCCCGTCAGGTTTGGGCTCCGACACACCCTCTTCTGCCTTGGGAGCTTCTGCCTTGGGAGCTTCTGCCTTGGGAGCTTCTGCCTTGGGAGCTTCTGCCGGCTTACTCAGCTTGGTGAGATCTTGGATAACCTTGAGTACAGCCGGTGAGACTGGAGGGAGACCTTTCGGCCCCTCAGGCTTGGTCTCAGGCTCAACCTTGGGTTCAGGCTCAACCTTGGGTTCAGACTCGGACCCAAGGTCCTTTGGCTTCTTGCCTTTTGCCTTGCTCTTCGAGTCTGGGCTCTTAACCTTGGTCTTGGCCTTCGCCAGAGCCTTCTCGGCAACCTCTAACAGGTCCCCAAGAGTCTTGACGTTAGGGGGTAGATTCTTCTCGAAGGTGTCCGCAGGGAAGTTAGGGTTTCCCTTGGCAAGACCACCAAGGTCAGACTTGGGATCGAGCAAGGTCTTGAATCTGGACTCCAGAGCCGGATCCTCTCGAACCCTCTGTGCAAGAGTCTGAGTCTCCTCTTCCCACCTGTCCTCGGATTTGTACTTCTCGTACTCCCCACCACGCTCACGAAGAGTGTCTTTAGACACGTCAACGATCTTACCATCATCTTTACGACGGACCTTGACCGTATCCGTCTCCTTTGCCCGCCGAACAATGCGAGTGAGACTCACCGACCCCCCGATGGACTTGTAGTTCAAGGAGAGGTCTGGGTCCCTCTTCGAGTCGTCCTCTAGGTCAGGATCGCGATCAACTTCCATGCGCTCCCGTCGCTTATCGCGGCGAGGGGGTTTCTTCTTGGGGAGAGGACGGACAAGGCGCTCCGCCTCCTCGTCCTCTCTCTCCCCATGGTCCTTGGTCCCATAGACATGCATCTACTGACGCCACAGACCAAAAGGATTACCTAGAAGCGGCTATCCTCAGCCGGGGCGTCCTTCTTGATCTTCAGGTTCATGTACTTCGCAAGCTTGTCGGCAATATCGGTCTTTTCTGCGAGTACCCGACCAACTTCACCGTAGATTGCGCGGACAGACTCGTTGAATACCGCGTCATTGACGGTGAACATGTCTCGTTCGATCTTCTCCTTCGTGTCTGCCGGATCGATGTTGAACATCTCAAGGATAAGGTCGATGGAGACCGAACCCTTCTGGTAGAGATTGAAGAGGGCGTCGTAAGTGTCCTGACTGTCGCGTAGTGCCAATCGAGTGAAGCTGAGTCTAGGGATCAGGACAACTTCCTGACCCCACTCGTCAATCTCCACAAACCCCTTGCGTCGAGCAACAGGTTTGAAAATGGTCTCCTCTACATAGTCCTGAATGATCTCCCGGAACAACATGTACCGGGTATTGATCACTTCGAGCTTGACCCTATCGCCAGCAAACGTGCTCTCTCCATTGAGGAGAGACTCAGTCACACCCAAACCAGCGTAGAGCTGCTTGTCTGTGATCTCGTACTCGGAGGACAGGTCAAGAAGGCGGTCCCTCGAACCAATCTCCTCCCAATGGACCTCGTAGTTGGCCACGATCGAGTAGTCAGGATCGACAAGTGACAGGTCAACCTGCTCCCGTAGGTCATCCGTATCCACGTCACTGAGATTCTCTCCCCAAATTACTCGCTTGGGTGTCATCGCACGACTTGCAATCAAAGTCTGTGCCTGACGAAGTTTTTCGCGATAGTACAAGACCCGTAAGCAGTTGAAACTACTGACGTTTTCGGAAAAGAAGGTATGGTCCTCATGCACGTTGAGGCTATAGACCGGACCTTCATGCTGTGCCGAGTTAACCTTCGCAACACGGTAGTAGAGTTTACCTTCTACAAACTTGTGTCGAGATCCGGAACGACCGTTCTTCCACACATCAGGCTCCTTGCGCTTGGCGAGAAACCCTGACTCAAAGAACCGCTTGACCGATGGGCCGTGTGTAAAATGAACCGCGTACATCTCTTTGGCGAAGCTCATACGCCCATCGGCTTGCTTCACCCAACGACGCTCGGTCTTACCCTTCGAGACGGGGAAGCCTAGCGAGGTACAGAGAAGGAACGTCTGGTCCATGAGCACCTTGTTGGTACCGTTGAACCGAACAGAGACGCTGCCATCTTTCTTGGTAGTTACGTCCCCGTCTGAGTCCACAAAGCCTCGCAACAACCCTTCGAGGAACTCTTTGGGGCTGTCGAAGATCCACCCTGGCAAGTGCTTGTCTTCAGAGGTGTGGCCGAAGTTGGTGGCCATCCAACGGACAAGAGCGTCTTGACGACCACCCATATGGACGCCAGAAGCCATTGAGCTTTCGGACCAAGACACCTTGAGCTTATCCAACATGGGTTTGATGTGCTGCTCAATGGACACTACAGACGCAGGTTCATTGGGGCCGTACGTGAAGCCTAGGTCCCCGTAATCAAGCCCACCCTGCTTGGAGATATGACCGTCCCCAAGCCAGTAGCCGAGGAAATACCCGAAATCTGTGTCTAACGTCAACCATCGAGGGAAGCTCTTGGTGTAATCAGCCGAAGTTGATACACGAACACCCTTGACGTTTGGATCAAAGACAATCGACTTACCTTTAGTGATAACGGTATAATACCCAAAAGAGGTTAGCTGAGAACGAATCTCCTTGAGTGCAACAGGGTGCAAACCAAAGCGCTCGCAAACTTCAGCGGATCGCATAGTTACGGGGCCAGTCAAAGTAGAGGCCCAAGCAAGGATTGAGTTCAAATCTCCGGTACGGCCAATCTTCCTCGGATCCGTCTGCTCCTTTTTATAGGAGACTGAAAACATGTGTTGGGCCTTATCGATTACGCTCAACTGAAGCTCGGACTCCCCACCAGACTTCTTAGCTTTGTAGTCCCCACTGATGCCGTCCATGAAGGAGGCCAGGTCTACAGACTGACCATAGGACTCGGTAAGAGGTATCTGAGCCACGCCGAGGTAGTCTCCGGGTTGGATGTCCTTCGCTTCCAGCTCAACCGTCACATCCCCACGAAGGGCAGGGTAACGATGGTCTGAAGTTGAAGCGATGGTCTCCCCGATCTTAGCAACCTCAAGGAGGGTTACGTCGCCTGAGAATTTGCGAACACCGATCTCAAACTCTCGCCAAACCCCCTTGTGACTGAGAACCGTATCTGTGTCGGGGTCCAGGTCTTCGATGGGTACCTGTTGTACCTCACCGTTACGCTTGGTAAGCACCTCAGTGCCTGCAAGGTGACAACGGTCGAGTAAACTAGACCCCAACTCCTCACCTGCATTGCGCCTAGCAGCCAGGTGATAACAGAAAGAGCCCTCATCAGGGTCTGTGCCAAGAGGGATCATCTTGCCAGATTCGATGAAATCACGAACCTCGACGGGCATCTCCATGGCCATCTCTTCAGCGCCTTCGTCACCGGACTTTGCACGCTCAATGAGTGCTCGGTCTCGGTCACTAGGGATCAGCTCGATCCGAACCTTGTCTGTGAAACTGAAGGTCGTGAGCTTCACTTGGTCAATGGGCAGGATGACAAGACGGGACCACCCGCTGTAGTGCTTCTGGTAGTACCCCAACTCCCGTTCCTCACGGTCAGGAAGTTCGGATACCACATCCTTGTCTCTCTCCTCGCCCGTCCCATCATCATGAAGGACAGCTTCCTTCACTCGCTCAACCTGGTGGCCTACGTTCTCAGGCACATCCACCGTTGAGTCCTCAGCAAAAATGAAGACGTTGCCATCAAGCCAGTAGTGGCGGCTAGCCGTAATCAAACGCTGGAACAGCTTGATTCGGCTACACATCTGAGTGAAAAAGGAATGGATGTAGTTCGCATAGTGGTCAGCATCCCTGAAACCATCAGGGCACTTGCTAGGCTTAGGCTTCGCAAGACGAACCTTGCTCATCGGCAGTTCAGTGTGCAGGTCAATAGCCTGCGCTACGATAGGGTCTGTGTGATAGAAGTGCCGGTAAATCTCCCTCTTCTCTCGTAGGGACTGAGGCAGCTCAAGGAAATCAGTAGAGAGCTGAGGGGAGAAGAACGGGGCGGTGCCTGATTGGACAGTGTTAGCACCTGAGATGTTGTTGGTGCCGAACGAGCCGTAAGACCCTCCACCAATATTCGCCTGAATTCGACGTGCAACTTTCTCTTTCTCAGAGAGGTTGGTGAGACGCCCCCGTGAAGCGTAAGGCGCATGCGGGTACCTTCCAGGTACCGTATTGGCCATAACACTCCGGGTGTTGTTTACATTCGTGTAGCGAGTTGACATCAGTCGTCCCCATAAAGATCATTCAAGTCTGCTGAGACAGTGCTTCTAGCCAACAGGCTGTCAATTACAGCTTCTGTATCAGAGGATTCGAAAAGACCGTACACGTCACGGGTTGTCTGAGCCTTGGCTGCACGACGACTGGAGTCTGCCTCTCGTCTCTCTTGAATTTCCTTACGCTCCTGTGCCTCCCTAGCGTTCTTCTTCGTATTGAAGAGGGCTCTGTCCACTGCCTCAGTACGTTTGGCCCCTTGGACCACGGAGCCAGCAAACCGACGACCGGCATTGGAGATAGCCACATAGTTAGGAGTCGCATCCTCTGCCGGATTACGGCGAGCTTTGGCGTACATTAGACCGTACACGCGATGCAGTTTCTCCGCACTTGCTACCATCTCCCTACGGAGTTTGGAGGCTTCCTTGAACAAGTCCTCTTGAGACATGGAGTCTATATTCATATGGATGTCTGTATCCCCAGGAAGTTCCGGTTCGACGCCTTTGGGGTTTGCGCCACGAAACCGGAGAAGAAAGCGGGTGCCCTAGGGTCCCCAGAGAGAGTTAGCTCGTCCTCTTTGGTCCAGAGCCCACGCTTAGAGAAGTACAGGATGTCTTGAGCAGCGTAGACCAGAGGGACAAGCGGGCCGGACACACGAGATGCATAGGTGTAACGCTCGTAAGACGACGTAGCGATGAGGCTACCCCCTGATAGCATAGTTGCGTAACGGTAGTAGAGTTGAGATCTAGTCGTGGCTGCAAAGTCGTCTCCAGGCTCATCTGAGCCCCAAACCAGAAATCCGCCGTAGAGCCCCTGAGAGTAAGTGACCACTCTTTCATCAGGTGTCGAACCCACCCACTGTACGCCCTGACCACCAGGCCATCCTTGGCCAACCATGCTCTGAGAGACGACCACAGTTTGGGTGTCGCCCTTGAAAAACACGACGCATTCTCGTGACCGCAGAATTTCTGGCATGGTTAGATCGATGTCTGAATGGTTAGGTAAAAATTGTTCTCAACGGTTGGAGTCTGCGCCACTGAACCGACGTAGTACCCGTTTGACCCCCTAGGGTCTCCAGAGAGGGTCCACTCATCCTGATTGGTCCAGTACCCTCGAAGGGAAAACCGAAGCCGTTCTCCGGTCACATATGTCAAAGGCACCAAAGGACCGGATACACGAGATACATAGGTGTAACGCTCGTAAGTTCGGGTAGCGATTAACCAGCCTCCGACTCCAAGAACCGCTGTACCGTACGTTGGCTGCCAGGCCGTAAGCGATGTCAGTTGGTCAGAGGCCTCGTTAGAACCCCACACAAGAAACCCGCCGTAGAGGCCGTCAGAAGGTCCCACCAGGAACTCATCATGGTTGGAGTCAACCCACTGAACGGCTTGTCCTCCTTGCCACCCTTGCTGAGCCAGCGTGGCCGTGATGGACACGGGGAAAGCATCACCTTTGAACAAGGTGTAGCAATCACGGTCTCTCGGGAATTTAGTGGTCATCATGCAACCTTTTGCATACGTGCTTGAGTGCGAATACGGTGACAGCAAGCACAAACCAACTCGCACTTAGCCAACTCAAGAAGGACAAGAGACCATTTATTCAAGTTGTTGAGCCACGACTGTCGATTTCTTTTGGCAGTACCCCTCTGCTCATTCAGATGGGTAGACCGGTAGTTTAAGGCCCCCAACCTGTTACGGATTGTCACATCAGGATTGGCCCGACGAAGACGAACACGCTCCTGATCGCATTGAAGGCAATGAGCGCCTCTCCCGGTAGAGGACTGCGTACTCTTGACAAAATCTTCAAGGTTTTTCGGGGTTTGGCATTTCGAGCATATTTTCATATTGACACCTGGATTCCCATATAACCAGAAGTCAATACACTAGGTGCCTGGGTCACGTACCCAATGTAATAGGTGTTAGCGCCCCGAGGGTCAGAGGATAAAGTCCACTCGTCCTCAGACGTGAAGTACCCACGTAGAGAGAACACCAACCGGTCACTTGCAGCGTACACAATAGGTACCAGCGGGCCAGGTCCTGTCCTTGAGGCGTAGGTGTACTTCTCAAAAGTGGTCGTAAGGATATGCCAGCCACCCGCACACGCAGTGGCGAATCGGTAGTAGGGTTGGTTCCGAGTCATCGAAGTGTATTGGTCAGACTCCTCGTCCGAACCAAACAACACGAACCCAGCGTAGTACCCGTCAGAGATCCCTACAGAAAACTCGTCTCTGATGGAAGGTACCCAACGGACACCTTGGCCGCCACGCCAACCAGATACTACCATCGGCTCGCTTACAACCACAGGGTAGGTATCGCCCTTAACGAGCACTACGCAATCCCGAGTTCGTGCCTGCTCCGGCATCAGATCGTCTCGACTTCCTTCTTGCGACCCGGCAGTTGTGACCACGCCGAAACGAGGGTGCTAAGGAGCATAGTCTGAACTGGGCTGCCCTGTACAACCTGTTCCCAATCTCCACCACTCTGATTGAACGCCAAACGGATCGAGAGGAAGTCGTCTTTGGTCAGATGAGTGTCAGGTCCAGACGAGTGGTCAATGAACTGGCGGATCAGACGGTCGGCAAAAACCAGCGGTTGGCTCGGTTCCGAGTCGAAAGCGGTCTTCGAGTTGAGCTTGTCGATGACCTTGCCATCGACTAGGTACACGTCCTCCAAAGCTGGAACAAGATACTGACTACGAAGGGTCGAGGCTTCAT